TTTCAAAAGCGACAGAAGTTTTATCAACTACACTTACAGGTACTTTATCAATGTTAGGAGATAAACTTTTTAAATTTAGACGAGAGACTAATGAAGCTGGTTTTTTTGATTTTGTAAAACAAGGTTTAGTAGATATTAATAAAATTATAGATAACAATGGAGATTTGTTAAAGAAGTTAGCAATACAAACATCTGACTTTATGATTAATTTTACTAAATCTGTTCTTATAGGTGGAGCAGTTTTAATGGACACTTTAAGACCTGTATTTGCAATGATTGGTGTTGCTATTGGTGGAATTATAGAATCAGTTAAAGCTTTACCATCAGGCATTAGAGAATTTGGTATTATTGGTTTCCTTATGTTAGGTGGAAAAGGTAAATTGCTTGTAGTTGCAATAATGTCCACAATAGACATTATAAGGTCTGCTCTTGGAGATTTAAGTAATGCTATGGGTACTATGATTGAGGGCATGGCAAAAGGATTAAGGTTTTTAAAATTAATATCAGAAGATACATTAAAAGCTAATTTAAAAACAGTTGAAGAATTTAGAAAAGCTGGAGAAAGATTAAAAAAACCTTTAAAAGAAATAAATCAAGAGTCTAAAGAAACATCAGAAAATTTTGGAAAAGCAGAAGCTACTATTAGAAAGTTTTTAAAAAGTTTAGAACAAAATGCTGAAATTTCTAAAAAACAATTTAACGAAATGATGAACGCACTTGATAGTGCAGATAAATCAGCAGAAGAATTTGGATTAAGTTTAGCCAAAATTAAAGACAATGTTTTAGAAGCATTTAAAAAAGACTTTGAAAATATAAATAATACTTTAGGAAAAATGGCGCATAGTGGTATCAAAGCATTTTCAAGAAGTTTAGCTGAAGCTGTTGTTATGGGTAAAGACTTAAATATGTCTATGAAACAATTAGCACAAAAAATTATGGTTGATTTATTAGCATTTACAATTCAAATTATACTTCAAGAAGCTGTTAGATTTTTATTAGCTGGTAAAATATTTAAAGAAAAAGAAAAAGAAAAAAATACAAATAGAGAAATAGGTATATTAAATAGTATTGATGCTGGAATACACTTAACAAAATTACAAACTATCAAAGCACAAAATAAAGCATTAAAAGACCAGCAAAAAATACAAACAAAAAATTCTATTATGTCATTTGCATCAAGCTTTTTACCATTTATGGCTAATGGTGGAGCAGTATCAAAAGGTCAGCCTGTTGTAGTTGGGGAAAGAGGTGCAGAAGTATTTGTTCCAAATTCATCAGGTCAAATAACACAATCAGCTAGAGGTACAGGTGGTGGAGCAGTAAATGTGAACTTTACAATTAACACAATCGATTCAAGAGGGTTCAATGATGCTTTACAACAAAACAGAGGTACTATAACAGCAATAATAAACAATGCTTTATCAGAAAAAGGAAGAAGTGAGTTAGTATAATGAGTGGTGCATTTCCAATATCAACATCTAAATTTCAAACACTTGGTATCAAGTCTAATCAAAATACAATTATTTCAAAATCTTTATCAGGAAAAAAATTAACAAGACAAATAGATAATCAAAAATTTAGTTTTACTGCTAGTATTATTACAGCGAAAAGGTCAGATGTTTATGGAGAACTTATGGCTTTTATTATGAAACAAAGGTCTAGCAAAGAAAACTTTACGATAATCCCACCTGAACTAGAAGATGCTAGAGGTAATGTAAGTGGTACTGTTCTTGTTAATGGTGTTCACGCAGTTGGAGATACAACAATAGATATTGATGCTATGACAGGAACTTTAAAAGCTGGAGACTTTGTTAAATTTGCATCACATAATAAAGTTTATATGGTAGTTGCAGATGCAACAGCCGATGGGTCAAATGAAGCAACAATTACAATAGAACCACCTCTTATAACTGCTTTAGCAGACGACTCTGTTGTGACTTATGACAATGTGCCTTTTACTGTTCATTTAACAAACGATATTCAAGAGTTTGGTGCAGTTAGTTCAGATAAAGATGGAAATTTATTATACCAATTTGAGTTAGATGTTGAAGAAACTCTTTAATGAAAAAATACAAAATTACACATCTAATAAGTGCTGACTTTGAAGCAACTGCTATTGTTAATGAAGATGAAATAGATACTAATTTAAACGATTTAAAGGAGTATAAAAAACCTGATAGTAAATTTAATTTTACCATGATAAAAGGTACAGAAAGCATAACTAGAACATATTACGAGGAACATGGCACGAACACTAACGACAGCACTAAAAAACGAATTATTAACAAATGATATTAGACCTGTTCATCTTATAGAAATAGGATTTTCAACACCTGTATATCTTACTGATTGTGGTTTTCCTTTAACATCATCAATATCAGGAACTAGCAGAACATACTCAGCATCATCTTTTCTTGTAGGAGCATCTTCATTTGAAGAACAAGTAGATATTACAAAAACAACTTTAAATTTATTTTTATCAGGTGCAGACCAAACATTTATATCAACTTGTTTAAATGAAAATATAGTTAATGATACTGTTGAAATATATAGAGGATTGTTAAGTTCAAGCAATTCAATAATAGCTGACCCAATATTATTATATTCAGGAAATATTGATACATTTGAAATATCTGAATCAACCACAGAGTCGAATGTTAAATTACTTGTAGTTTCACATTGGGCTGATTTTGATAAAAAAAATGGCAGAAAAACAAATAATGCTTCTCAGCAAAGATTTTTTAGTACAGATGTTGGAATGGATTTTTCAAGTCAAACAGTATTAGATATAAAATGGGGAAAAGAATGATTAACGATATTGTTAGTTTTTACAAATCATTTAATAGATATAATTGTTTTAGTAATGAAACAATATTTGAAGAAAATAAAAATTGTTTTAAATACAATCATTACAAAGTATTTCAAGATAAAAAAGGTATTTATGGTTTTGTAAATTGGACTTTTCTTGATTTAGAAAACTTAAATTATTTTTTAAAAACAGGCATAGTTCAAAAACATAACTCAGGGAATATATTTGTTCATCTTGATTTTTTAGCAAAAAAAAATATTAAACACATTTACAAATGGTCTTTAAAAAATATAACTAAATATATTGGTGTTAATAAACAAACACAATGGTTAAGATTAAATAAAGATAATGGTGTTAGAAACATTGTAAGAAAAACAGTAAAGGAATCTTGGAATGGGTAGAGTATTTAAAAAAGCAAAGGAAGTTTTTAATCCTGTCACTACTATTATTTCTAATTTATTTCAAGGTGGTTTTAATCCTTATGTTGCTTTAGGAGTATTTGCTATTGGTTGGTTATTTTCAAGGTCAATGAAACCTGATGTACCTGACTTTGGTACAAATGATTTTGAAGAAACTGAAAGAGGAATACTACTTAATAAACAATCAAATAATGCTTGTGTTCCTGTTATTTATGGAGAAAGATTAGTTGGTGGAACAAGAGTGTTTTTAGAAACTTCAGGAACAGATAACACTTATTTATATGTCGCTTTGGTACTTTCAGAGGGAGAGGTAAATTCAATAGAAGAAATCAAAGTTGATGACAAAGTAGTCACATTTGATGGAGCATTAACACATGGCACAGTAAGAGAAGTAGCAAATAGTGATAGTAATTTTTACAAAGACTCTACAAGCCATATTCAAATACAAGCTTTTATGGGAACAGATGACCAAGTAGCATCAAGTGTTTTAACACCTTTATCATCATGGGGAAACAATCATAGATTAAGAGGTGTTTGTTATCTTGCTTTAAGGTTTAAATGGAATCAAGATGTCTTTGGTGGTATTCCACAAGTTCAAGCTAAAGTAAAAGGTAAAAAAGTAATTACACTAGCATCTAACTTATCAGAGCAAACTGCATCTTTTTCTACAAATCCAGCTTTTTGTTTATTAGATTATTTAAGAAATGAAAGATATGGAAAAGGAATTGCAACAGCAGATTTAGATTTACAAAGTTTTTATGATGCTTCACAAGTTTGCGTCACACAGGTCACACCATATTCAAGTGCTAGTGATATAAATATATTTGATTGTAATGCTGTTATAGATACATCAAAAAAAGTTTTAGATAATGTAAGAGAAATAGTAAAAGGTATGAGAGGTTATCTTCCTTATGTTCAAGGTAAATATAAATTAGTTATTGAGACAACAGGCACAGCTTCAGTATCACTTACAGAAGATGATATTATAGGTGGATATTCTTTAGCTTCTCCTACAAAAAATTCTAAATATAATAGAGTTATTGTTTCATTTATTGACCCAGCTAGGAACTATCAAGTAAATGAAATTCAGTACCCCAGCATTGACGATAGTGGATATGCGACAGCAGATAAACACGCAACTATGAAAACAGCAGATGGTGGATTTTTACTAGAGGGTAGATTTGATTTTAGAACTATAACTTCTCCATATCAAGCTGAGGAAATGGCTGAGATTATTTTAAGAAGAAGCAGAGAATCTTTAGGTCTTAGTATTAACTGTGGATTCAAAGCTTATGAATTGCACATAGGAGATATTGTAAATGTCACTTTATCTAGTTTAGGATTTTCGAGTAAAGCTTTTAGAGTGCTTTCAATGACATTTAATGAGGATTATACTATCAATCTTAACTTAGTAGAGTATCAAGCATCACATTATACTTGGGCAACAAAATCACAAGTAAGTTCAACACCATCAACAAATTTACCAAATCCATTTACAGTTCAACCACCAGCAAGTGTGACTTTATCAGACCAACTTATTGAATATAATGATGGAACTGTAATTGTAGCTTTAGATGTAAGTGTTGGTGCTTCTCCTGATTCATTTATAGATTTTTACCAAGTAGAGTATAAATTAAGTTCTGATTCTAATTTTATTATATATGCACAAGGCTCAGGTCTTAATCACAGAGTTTTAAATGTAATAGACCAAGAAACTTATGATGTAAGAGTAAAAGCAGTAAAT